TTCACCCTCAGTATTCTGGAGTGTAAAGATGCTGGCCGTTGTCGGCACGGCAATCACACAGGCGGTCGCCACAGACTTCGCTCTCCAGACACAGCCCGAGTTGACCAGATAGGTATAATCGGGGAGCCCTTTGACGGTATACAGATCGCCTCTTTTGTTGGCCTGCAATTCCAGGGAGCCCCCCAGCCCGTCTCTTTCATGTGCTTGAATAACAGTATCTTCCATAGTATTTCACCTCGTTTTTAATTATTTTTCCTTAGGCTCCGGCGGCCGCTTCGACATAAGCGCCTTCATCCAGCGGAATGTACCAGATGTCCCACTTTATCGACCCCGTATGCGTGGCGCCGACGACTGCCTTGATGGCTCCGATAGCTATGGCGATGGGGAATAGCTGCCCGATGACGCTGCCCGATTTGCCGATTTGCAAGGCGGTTGCCGCCACGCCGGAGATTGTCAGCAGACTACCTGCCTCGGCGGCGGTCAAATCGAGGTTGCTACAGAGGTCCGTGGTCGTGCCGGTAGTCGGGTCGGCCGTGAGCTTGAAGTTGATGGTCTTGGTCTCCATCAGGGTCGTCACTTCGCCGAGTATCGAGTTCACCAGCACCCGCCCGCCTGCTATAGTGAACAGGCTATCGCCGGTCAGAATATTGTCGGTATCGCGGCTGACGTGGATGCCGAGGTTGATATCCGCCACCCTCTGCCGGGTGGATTTGTTATAATTCATTTTTTCACCTCTTCTTTATTCGGTCAGGAGGGCGGTCAAAGCCGTCCTCCTCTTTCGACCTTTATTTATGAAAGTACCGTGTCGAGCGCCGGGCTCTTGTAACCCGGTTCGATTACGGCTACCACGGTCAGCTCGCCGGCCGAGGCTTCGGAACCTACCTGGAGTGTCAGCCAGTCGTAGCCATCGGTCATGATAGCTACGTCGACCTCGATGATGAGTATCCGGCTGACGAACGTCGTGCCGGTGCAGGTAAGCGCCGCCGAGGTTGTTTCCGTGCTCAGGATATCCGAGCTTGCCGACCCTACGGCCGCCCCGCCGTAGCGGTAGGGAAATGTCACGATGGCGGTCTTGGCGCCGTCCGTGGCACCCTCATAAAGCGTCAGGACTGGGTCGCCGCTCAGGGACGGACCGAACATGCACAGCAGCGCAACGTGGCTGGCGCCCTTTACATTGATTGAATCGCTGTCCAGCCCGGATACGATATCCGCCGAGTTTATGATGGGAACGATTTTTTTATCTTCGCAAAGTCTCATTGTTTCACCTCTTTTTATTTATTTATGCCCGGCTCTATCGGGCGGCCAGGGCCACGAACGGGCTGACGTAGAAATTGGTATCCGTCCGCTTGTAGGGGGTTATCTTGCTCTTGAGCATGGGTTTGCCCATGACCCGGTAGATGAAGCGGAACGTCGTCTGGTCGGTCAGGAACTGCACATGGATGGACTCGGCCGTCTGGATGCCTCCCTTGTCAATCAGGAGATACTGGGAAAGGTCGGCCAGGATGATATCGCCGACATCCCCGGGTCCTGAGGCAACCTCGACCGCGATGGCCGGGGCGCCCTTGATGGTGGCGTTCCCGCCGGCAACTGTCGGGGGCACGAATAGCCTCGCCATCTCACCGCCGGTGCCCACGTCCACTTTCAAAAGCTCCAGCTGGTCTTCCAGTTCCTGGTTGTAGAGCCAAACCATTTCACGGCCGCGGCGCGATTTCCACATCTTGAGGATGTTCTCGGTCACCACCGTGTCCGCCGTCTGCCCGGTCTCCTTGGCTACGCTTACCAGGGCGTTGCTCTCCAGTATGCCCAGGCATTGCCCGGCACCGGTGCCCCGGATGATTTCGTCCGACAGCTTGAAACCGAACTCTTCGGTAAAGCCCTGCGTGATTATGGCGCCCAGCTGCGCGGCGTCCGCCAGGTTTTCATCGGTGGCGTAGCACAGACCCATCATCTTTTCCAGCTTCATCTCGATGCGCCCGAACTTCGGTTTGCTCGCCGTGGTGCTGTCCGCCTCCGCCTCGCGGTAGACGCGGATGCCGCCCCAGCGCGAACTGGTGGCCCGGCTGGACTCGTCTATCGTGTTCATCGCGAAGCTGTTCGACGGCGAGCTGATGGGAATGCGACGGCACCGGCGCGGTATTTCGTTGGTATCGTAGGTCTGCTTCAGGAGTTCGGCAGCCAGGTCCTGCTGCACCAGGAATCCGCCCTCGCTCGGTACGGATTCATTCAATCCCGATGCCGCCCTTACCTCGAATAGCCTCTCGTCACGGCTCCGGCCGGTATAGAAATCGCGCACCGACATCAGCTGCTCTCCGAGAGTATTGAAGGGCTTCGGCGTATTTGGGTCTTTATTTTCCTGCTCCGGCTTGTGGACTTCGATTGAATTTCCCCTCAACTCCTGCTCCACATCCGGGTGCATTGCCAGATATCTCGCTTCGTCAACTTCCAGTTTCTTTATTCGAGCCATTAGCCCATCGATTTTCTTTCCTTCTTCTTCGGTTAGTTCACGGCTTTCCGCCTTTGCCATCTCGAAGATTCCGTCGCCCTCTTCGCGCAGTTCATCTTGCTTCCTGCGCATCTCAAGTAATTTGTCCATTATGATTTACCTCCAATTTTTTTACTGGTTAGCCATCTCCATTGCCGTTCCGCTATCGCCCGCCGCCCCGCATCCCCGGTCAACTCCCGGGAACCCGGACCGCCCGGCTCTCCGCCTTCGGCACCCAGATAGCTGTTTAATTTATCGACCGCCGCCCGGACGGTCGCTCTGTCTTCTTCGTTCATCTTTCCTTTTTCGGCTCTCGATATCGCCTCCTGGAATTCCTCCCAGCTGATGCTGATTACCGATTTCGAGTCCTCGCCATATTCGGCTTTAAATATCTCCCCGCACTGCCCCAGGCATTCCCACATCTGATTTCCCAGGTCGTCTCTTGGCTGTAGCTGCTCCGACCCGCAATTCGGGCAGACTATCCTGGCGAATGCCGACCTTACCTTGACATCCGTCGCGGGATAAGCCGGGTAGGTCACCGGCGAGATATCGTATAGCTTCAATGCGTTGAGCGTCCTGATGGGCGTCTTGCCTTCCTGGTTGTCCCATTCCTCGCCCTTCTTCCCGTCCACCATAAATGCGAATGAGCACTGGGATATATCCCCCCGGTCGATGCTTACGCGCAGATCCCGGCCGTATTGCGTGTCTGGCGGGTCTATCTCGAAATAGAGCCCCTTCTCGTCCTCCTCGAGAGTCAGCGTCCCCGCCTTGTTACGCCCCAGGATATAGTTCGGGTCGTGGTTGAAAAGTGCGCGGATATCGTCTTTCTTGATGGTCTTTGAAAAAGCCCCCGGCGATATCTTCTCCCGGAATCCCCCCAGGTCGTCGGAGAGCTTGTCGAATACGGCGGCATGACCCCTTATCTTGGGCTTCTCGTCGTCATCCGCCCGGACCTCGATGGTATCGAGCTCGAATGTCCGGTGCTCCAGACCAGACGGTTTGATGCCCTTCTTTTCTTCATCGGGCGCCGCCGCCTCGAACGTGCCTTTACGCCCTTTGCAGTGCGACCTGGCATCATCTTCCGACCATTCGTCGGTCTTATATCGCAGCGCCTGTATCTCGGACTCCCCGTCCTTGATACCGTAAATCACATCGATGCACTTGCCTTCGTGCTCCTGCTCGCAGTTGGAACGCCGGAAACTATCGAACTTGTCCGGCTCCTCCAGCCGGCAGGAATGCTCGCCTTTATACGGCATTATTTTGCCCTCCTTATCCCCAATTTCCGCCTCTGTTTTCGGTTCAGGCGAATCTCTCTTATTAATCGGCTTTTATCATTTTTTAGGCGGACTAGCTTCGTTGGTGACGGCGTAAATGTTTCCATTTTGTTCCTTAATAGAAAAGCCGCTGTGAACAGCGGCTCATAGGCATCTTTGTATACTAAAGTTTTATTAAGTTACCCAGGGCTTATCTGGCAGACGCAGCCCTGGTGCAGCGGCGCGTGCGATGCCGGACGGTAGATGTGCATCGGCGATTGCCCTTCTCCCTCGAGGACCGTATCCGCCCCCACGAAGTCCTGCTCGATTCCTACCACTTTCCCGTCCATCTCCTGGCATATCGGGCAGCTGTCCGAACCCAGCGCGTTCCAGACCAGTTTCGTTACTCCGGCTCCGGCGAAGACTATCTTGGCGACTGCGTTGCTGAGCTGCACCGTTTCGTTCATCGCCACCTTGTCGGGGCGCTTATCCTCCCACTCCCCCAGCCTCGCCTCGACGGCCTCCAGCGCCTCCTCCTGGCTCTCCCGGTTTCCTCCGACTATCTCCTCAAGCTGGCCCTTCGACGAATCCGTATACCTTTTATCGAAGGCCGTCATGTAATCATCGACGAATTTCTCCAGCTCCTGCATATCCGGCTGGCCGTTGACCTCGTCCGCCGCCAGCGGCCCTATCGCCTCCATCAGCCCTTCGGCTGCCGGCTTAATCTGGCGTTGGATGTATTCCGGGAATGTCCCGTAGAAATCCTTCAGCCAGGCGATGAAGTCCCCGGCTGTCCTCTCCCCCAGGTATTTCCGGGCGGCTTTCCTGATATCCTGTGTTTCCCTTTTCACCACCCTGGCGGCGGCGTCCCTGAATACCCGCTCGTAAGATTTTGCCGTCCGTGCCCGCAATATCGCCGACCTCTTCGACCGTATCTCGAACGGGCGGTTATCCCGGAACGCGTTCTGACCCGATATCGGCTGGATGATATCCGCCTCGCCCATCTTGACCATATTCAGGGGTATGCAATATATGTCCCCGCCTTCTATCGGGTTCTCATTTTCCTTGGCGCGGATATCGTTGGGGGACATCGAGCCGACCATGAACCTCTGGTTGTAATACTCGCTTCTCGACTTTGCGTCGCCGCGTAAAAGCCCCTGGACGAGGAACTCGACGAAGTATTTCTTGCGGTCCTCAGGACCCATCAGCTTCATGTGCGCCCACTGCTCCCACCGCGTCAGCCACGGCTGGATGGTGTATTGCAGGAACCCGATGTTCTGCTGCTCTATACCCGTCCCCCAGGATGTCGACGGCGCTGTGTCGCTGACGAGGTGAGGCGGCACCCGGTAAAAACGGCATATCTCGTTGAGCTGGAACTTCCGCGTCTCCAGAAACTGCGCGTCGTCCGGGTTTATCCCTATCTTCTCTATCGTCAGCCCTTCCTCGAGCACCATCAGCCGGTGCGCCTTCCCCAGCCCCGCGTAACGTTCGTTCAGGCTTCTATCCAGGTTCTCGCTCCCCTGCTTGGTCAATTTACCCGGATGCGTGGCTATCAGCCCCGGATGCGTGCCCTGGCTGAACAATGTCGCGCCGAAATTCTCCGTCGCCAGCGAAAGCCCTATCGCCTCACGCGCCAGCCGCATCGGCGTATAACCCAGCAGTCCGTCGTATCCGAACCCCGGGATATGCCAGACTCGGTATGACGGCAGGATATGCTCCTGGCTGTCC